CCTAATTAAATTAAATTAAAATAAATAAATATTATGATGAAGAAGATGATGATAAAAAAGTAAAAGAAGAAATGATGAAACTGAAAAAGAAAACTTTAAATAATTTTTATGATTGTTTCAAAAATAATAAAGATAGATTTGATCCATTTTCATCTAATATAGTGTCGCATAAAAACTTATAATAATTTATGTACTTTATCAATTTTATTCATATAGTTTTTGAATACATTTTTATTTTAATACATCCAGTAAGAAAACTTTATCTGCTACATCTATTCCTAAACTTGCTAATAATAAACTATTTAATTCATTGTCTTCTTTGAGTAATACATTTATAATTTCTCGAGGCCAGATAATAATATTACAATCCGTTTCCGCATAAAATGTAACATTGAAAGATTGTCCTTTATTCTGATTTCTCATAATAAATTCAGGCGAATCAATAAAAGAACATTGTTTTACATAAGATATTTTCTTGTGTTTATCACATTTTTTCATTTTTCCAGATATTAAAATAGTTAAATTATTACATGCATCTCCAATTTTTACATAATATCTCTTCTTTTTGATTTCTCTGACCAGAGATTTGTCTATTAATTTATTATATTGTACTCTTGTCATAATATTTTTAAAAACTTTTATGTAAACTTGTTCCAAATTATTACTAAAAGTAATATGTCTTTTCTCATAACATAATAATACATGTTTTATATTAATTAAAAATATCAAAAAATACCACAAAACAAAACAAAAATCAAAAGGAGCTGGCGAAACACCAAATGAAGATATACCTATTCCAAATGATAAAGATATAACAACTCTCATAAATAGCATATCTGTTGCTATAAATGATAAAAATGTAAAAAATATTGATATTTGTCTTGTTAGATTCGGAATTTTAGTAAAATTAATTGGACTAATTTTAAATGGTATTATATTTGGATTAAAATCTGAAAATAATACAATTACTAATATTATAATTGTCATGCCCAAAATTGTTGAAAATATTTCATTTAAATATTTAGGATTTATATAATTATTTACAAGTTTAATTAAATTATTTGTAAAAAATTTATAATATTTCAAGATTTTTTCCTGAAAAGTTTTTTGTTTTGGTTTAATATATGGATTATCTAAATTATTTAAATTATCTGTATCAGATAATATTTCTTCATCATCTATTTCAGAAAGAATTGAAATAGATGTTTCGATATCTGTATCATCATTAATTACAGAAGCCATTTCAATCGAAACTCCTGTTTCTATTTCTTTATTATCATCAATTATTGATGTTGTTTGATTATTCATATTTACAATTCAAATATAAATTCAAATTTAATTGTTATTTAACATTTCTAACAAATTTTTACAACCATCTGCAATATCTTGGCAAAAATCTACAATTGGTCGTATTTCTTGTCCAATCGGTGTATTCAAAACTTCTGTACATATATTTTTTATATAATCAGGTATTTCTTTGCCTAAAAGAAATTGAGATAATACATTTGTAAATGTATTACAATTATGACGAGTTAAACTATAATCGATTGAACGAAAACGATGTTCAATACCTTTTATATATTCAATGAATACTTTAGGCTCAATTTCCGTTATTCCCATATACATTTTACGAAATGGTTTCATACTTTTATTATATGTACCTGGTTTACAACCAGACATTCCTGTTTTATTTGAAAAATAACATTCTGTTCCATAAACTACTATTGATGAATGCCATAATCCATTTACATTACATCCCAATATATATGGAGATAAATTATTCATAGCACCATAAGACAAATCATAAATATACAAATAAACTTTATATTTTTTATTAATTATTTGAGACATTCTTTATTATATTTAAAATATATTTATTTAATTATAAATGAATTCAAAATATAATGAGAAAATTATTCGTCCATGGGGCTGGTACGTTAATATAGAAGGCAATGATCATTCTGGTTATAAAGTTAAAAAAATTGGTGTTTATCCAAATAAACGCTTATCATTACAAAGTCATCAAAAAAGAAGTGAACACTGGATTATAATTAAAGGAACAGCAAAAGTTCGTGTTGGTAATGATCATCATATTTTAAATAAAAATCAATCTATATATATTCCTACTGGTGTATTACATCGTATCAAAAATATTGGAAATGATATGGTAGAATTAATTGAAGTTCAAATAGGAACATATTTAGGTGAAGATGATATTGAACGTTTTGAAGATGATTTTGGAAGAGCAAAATAAAAATTTAAAAATTGAAATATACAAGTTTTAACAATTATATTATTTAATATATAAATAAAATGTTTAATCGATTATTTGGACAAAGTACTAAAACTGATATACCTGTTAATGTTAATGAAAGTATTCAGATAATATTATCAACTGATTTAACTCTTGGCAAAAGAATTGCTCATTTAGAAAAACAAGTTAATAAATTAGAAGCTGAAGCAAAAGCATTTATTAAAATTAAAACTAAAAGTAATAAACAAAAAGCTCTGCATAAATTGAGATTAAAAAATATGAAAATGAAAGAAATTGATAAATTAATGAATATGCAATATAATCTTTCTGTACAACGTAGCGCATTAGAAAATGCTTCTATGAATACACTTGTTGTTAAATCAATAAAAACAGCAAATAATACAGTTAAAGATATTCAAAAACAAACAAATATTGATACAGTTGAGGAGTTAGTTGATGATTTAGCTGAACAACACGGTTTATTAAATGAAGTTTCTGATGCTTTATCACAACCTTTTTTTAATAATGGGGATGATGATGAAGATGAATTATTAGCAGAATTAGATGAATTAGATGAATTTGAAGACGATGAAAAATTATATTTACCTACATGCCCAACATCAAATCTCCTTCCTATTAATCAAGAAGATATAGAAGTAATTGAAGAAACTGAAGAAGATAAAGAATTAAAAGAATTAGAATCTATGATGATATAATTTTGTCAATTCTTTTAATTTATGTATATTTGAATTTTATGTTAATTGATTTTCTAAATATACAAGCGTATAAGAATTTAGTTTAATAAAAATTGATTTAATGTAGTTTAATTAAAAATGAATAAACAAATTATTACACCATTTACAGTACAAGCCGAGAAAAAAATTGATTATGATAAAATTATAAATCATTTTGGTAGTACCAAAATATCAGTTGAATTATTAGAAAGATTTCAGAAAATTATCGGAAAAAAAATTCATCATTGGCTTACAAGAAATTTATTTTTTTCACATAGAGATTTAAATTTAATTTTGGATAATTACGAAAAAGGAAAAACTTTTTATTTATATACTGGTAGAGGACCGTCATCAGAAGCTTTACATTTAGGTCATTTAATACCATTTATGATGACAAAATGGTTACAGAAAGTATTTAATGTAAAATTGGTAATTCAATTAACAGATGATGAAAAATTTTTGTGGAAATCTGGAAAATTGGTTGATTTTCAACATTTGGCTAGAGAAAATGCTAAAGATATAATTGCTTGTGGATTTGATTCGAAAAATACATTTATTTTTACTGATAGTGATTATATAAAAGAATTATATCCAAATGTTCTCAAAATTCAAAAATTAGTTAATTTTAATCAAATCAAAGGTATTTTTGGAATTACTCAATCAGATTGTATTGGAAAAATTAGTTTTCCAGCAATTCAAGCAGCTCCATCTTTTTATGATAGCTTTTCCCATTTATTTAATGAAAATACACCTTGTTTAATACCTTGTGCTATTGATCAAGATCCATATTTTAGAATGACACGTGATGTAGCACCCAAGTTGGGTTATGTAAAACCAGCGATTTTACATTCTAAATTTTTTCCATCATTACAAGGAATTAACAAGAAAATGAGTTCAAGTGATTTATCATCATCTATATATTTAACGGATACGATGAAAATGATAAAAAAAAAAATAAATAAATCTTTTTCTGGTGGGAAAGATAGTATTGAAAACCATAGAAAATATGGTGCTGATTTAGAAATCGATGTGCCTTTTCAATATTTAACATTTTTCATGGAAGATGATGACAAATTGGAACAAATTAGAAGTGATTATTCTTCTGGGAAAATGTTATCTGGAGAAGTCAAAAAAATATTGATTGATATATTGCAAAAATTAGTATTAAATCATCAGAAAAAAAGAGATAAAATATCTGATGATATAATTGATAAGTTTTTTGAAAAATAAAAAATAATAAATTTATTTGTTAAAATTATAAGTAAATATGGAACAAAGGATAAAGTTATACAAAAAAAATTTAAAAGAAAAAAAATATTTATTAAATGAAAATTTAGAACTAATTGATAAAGGATATCAAGGCGAAGTTTTTCGTATAAAAAATTCAGGTGTTGTTGTAAAAAAAATAAATTATGATAGATTTAATAAATGGATACCAATATTAAATAGAAAGAATGTTTATAAAGATCCAGTAATTGGCAATGAGATTAAATCTAGTGAAAAGATTACAAAATATATGATAAAATATAATATTCCATTTTATCCATTATTCTATGGATTTCAAATAATTTTAGATAAAAAGGATATAAAAAAGTCAGAAATTTGTTTATATTTTGAAGAAATAAAAAATAGTGATGCATTGGAAAAGAAATTGAATCAATTAAAAAATAAAAAAATAGTTGAAAATATTTTTGTTAGAATAATAATAAGTTTATATATATTGAATAAAAAGTTAAATATAATACATCATGATTTACATTTTAATAATATTTTAATACAAAAAACAAAAAGAACAAATAAATTTGATATTTTTAATATTGATGATAAAGTATTATATGTTCCTGATATTGGATATCAAATTTTTATAATCGATTTTGGTAGATCTTTATTAAGTAAAGATAATAATATAGAATGTTATTTTTTAAAACAGCAGAGAATAAAATACATAATAAGAGAACTTTGTAAAAAAAGTGAAAAAGATATAAAACAAATTATTAGTAATAATAATATAAAAAAAATAAAAGATTCAAATAAATATTTTTCAAGAGATGAAATATATTGTATTGATAAAAAACATTATAAATTTAAAAATTATTTGTATTTAATTGCTGTTCATTTAATCAAATATAATACAGATTTGAAAGATATAAAAACAATATTACCGTATCATTATAATCAAATTTATAAAAAATTAGAAAAAACAGTTGATTTATGTTATAAAGATATGATAAAATGGATATCCAAAAATTTTCCAAAAATTTTTGAAAAACCAGTAAAACTAAAAATAAATAAAACATATAATATTTTTGAAGATTCGAAACACGAAATTATTTTATAAATTAAAATCGATTTTTTAATATTTTATCTAAATATAGTCTATCTGTATTATTCGTAAGATGACTTCAAGAAAAGATTTTAATACTTGTTTATATCGTTCATTATCTCGTTCTTTACAAGAACATGGATATAATATATCAGCAACAGAATTAAAAATGTCAATTCTGTTGCTGATATGTTTATATCGTTCATTATCTCGTTCCTTACAAGAACATGGATATAACATATCAGCAACAGAATTAAAAATGTCAATTGCTCGGGGAGAGCGACAAAAAACTGGAGTAATTGGTAATTCAATTGACTTGAATAATTTTGTAAGAATTTATAATATTTCAGTAATTATTGTAAATTCTTATAACAATACTGCAAAAGATTTTTTTGTTTCATCAAATTGGAATAATGGTAATAAAAGTTTGATATTAATTAGATATTCTCATAAACATTTTGAGCCAGTATTTCAGATAGAAGACTGGAACTGTTACTTGTATCTTTACTTAACTTTATTCAAGTAGTTTTTACTTAAAAACTATTTAAATAAAGACGAAGAAAGAAATGGATAATTTTCTTAAACGAACAAATTCTGCTTTTAATTATGTAGATAATAATTCAGATATGAAATCTGCTATGGATAATTTATTAGCATTTCAACTACAAGAAGATACAAATTTAGAAATGGTTTTAGTTCAATCATTATTTGAATATCAACCAAAACAAAAAGAAAATCTAAGTTTGAATGCTATATTGGCTCAATCATTGATAGAGCATGAAGAATTTACACAAAATCAATATTGGAAAGATATAACATTGGCTCAATTTTTGAGTGAAATTTAGTAAATTTAGTAAATTTATTTTAATTTATTTTAATTTATGGACTTATTATTTATTAGATTAAATAAGTATGTAATAAATCATTATCTGTTATTTTTGTATATTGAAATCCAAAATCATTCATTTTTTGAATAATATTATTAATATCTTTTGATTCTTGTAATTCAATCCCGATTAAAACTGCTCCAAAATCTTTATTATTTTTTTTCAGATATTCAAATCTAGTTATATCATCATTTTTTCCAAGAATATTATTTATAAATCTTTTTAATTCACCTGGTCTTTGACCGAAAGAAATAATGAAATAATGTTTTAAATTTTGATAAAATAAAGATTTTTCCATAATTACTGGATATCGCGATATATCATTATTTCCACCAGATAGAATACAAACAACGTTTTTACCTTCAATTTTTTCTTTATCAATCATATCTAGACAAGAGATACTTAGAGCACCAGCTGGTTCTAAAATAATACCATCATTTTGGTATATATCAATCATATGATATGACACTTTATTATTACTAATAGTAAAAATATTATCAACAACTTCTTTACAAATTTCAAATGTTATTTTTCCAGCAGTTTTAACACTTGCTCCATCTACAAATGTATCTAATTTAGAAATTGTTGTAATTTTATTATTAAGAATTGATTGTTTCATAGAATCTGCACATTCGGGTTCGACACCGAATATCATACAATTTTTATCAACTGATTTTGAATATAATCCAATTCCACTAATTAATCCTCCTCCTCCTATTGGGCAAACGATAATATCAGGTTTTATTTCTTCATAAATTTCAGTAGCTATTGTTCCTTGACCTATTATAACATCATAATCATCAAATGGATGAACAAATATAGATTCATTTTGTAGACAAAATGAATTTGCTGCTTCTAAACTTTCATCAAAATTATTACCATGTAAATGAAGTGTTAAATGATTTTGTCCGAAGTATTTGATTCTATTAATTTTCTGTAATGGTGTATTTATAGGTAAGAAAATATGATGTTTAATATTTAATGAGTTACAAGTTTGACTTACACCTTGTGCGTGATTACCTGCTGATACAGTTACTATTGGTAAATTTTTATTATATGTTTCTATGGAATTAATAATTTTGTAATATGCTCCTCTAATTTTAAAGCTTCTGACTGTTTGTAGATCTTCTCTTTTTAAGAAGATATTACAATTATATTTATCTGATAATCTTTGATTTTTTTGAAGCATAGTTTTATTAATAATATTACAAGATTTCATTTTATGATATGCATTATCAAATTTTACTTTAGATAATACGTTTTTAAAAATATTCTGACTCATTATATTAGTATACGATTAATCTAAATTATATCTATATAAATATATAATACTTAAATTCAATTTTTTATTTAAAAATGTTAAAAAGTAATGAAATTACTTTTCGTGGTTCATTAGTTCGTATAAAAAATATTGTCAATACAACAAACCATGCTAAAAATATATCATCAGTATAATGACTGCGTGAACTCAATATTAAAAATTGATTAATTAAATTAACAATTAATAATAAAGATGTGTATTTATCATTTACATAATATATTATGTATAAAGTTGCTATTAAACATACTGATGTATGACCGCTGAACATTAAATCGCAACATCCCCCAATACTCAGTTTATTTTTATCCCATATACAAGGATTAATTGAAGGTAAGATTGTTAAATTATTTGCAATTATACGAATTATGTATAATATGATTAAGTCAATAATAAAGTTTACTTTATCTTGCCATGATAAAAAAATTAAAGCAATTATAGCTGGAAAACCAGCTATAAAATGTCTAAAATTTGCGAAAATTTGTTTATATAATTTATTTTTAAATTTAATAATTGGTAAATAATTATGACCAACATCATAAATACTTTTTATATCGGAGTTTCCTTGTTTAAAACCAACTTTATCAATATGATAAATTCTTAAATAACTATTAATTATAAAAGTAATTGATAATATAAGACACGCAATAAAAAAACTTATTTTTAATTCCATGGTAATTTATATTATAATAAAAGATTTTTAATTTTATCTAATCTACTTCATCGATTTCTATTTCTATTGGTGATTGTTCTGGTTGCTCTGGTTGCTCTGGTTGCTCTGGTTGCTCTGGTTGTGCTGATTGTTGTGATTGATACATTTTTGCGAAAATTGGTTTAGTAATATTTTCAAATTCTGTATATTTATTTTCATAATCATTAATTGTTCTGTTTTCATTTTCTAACCATTCCAAACCATCTTTAATAATTTTTTCAATTGATTCTATATCATCTGTTTGTAAATTGGATTTCATTTCATCAGTAATTGTATTTTTTAAACCATATATATAATTTTCTAATTTATTTTTAGCATTTAATTTGTCTATAATTTTTTGATCTTCTGCTTCATATTTTTTAGCATCATCTAACATTTTTTCAACATCTTCATCACTTAAATTATTTCTATTTGAAATAATAATACTATTTTCGGAACCTGTTTTTTTATCTTTCGCACTAACATTTAATATCCCATCAGCATTTAATGAAAATTCTACTTCAATTTGAGGCATTCCGCGAGGAGCAGGGGGGATACCTGTTAATTCAAATGTTCCTAATTGGTTATTATCTTTTGTAAATTTTCTTTCGCCTTCATAAACTTGAATTAAAACACCTGGTTGATTATCTTCATATGTTGAAAATGATTTAGATTTTTGTGTAGGAATAGTTGTATTTCTATCAATTAAATTAGTCATAATACCACCTGCTGTTTCTATTCCTAAAGATAATGGACAACAATCAATTAATAATATATCAGCACAAGTAGCATTATCAGTTAAAACTCCTGCTTGAACTGCTGCTCCAAAAGCAACTGCTTCATCAGGATTAATGCTTTTACATAATTGTTTTCCATCAAAAAATTTAGAAAGAAGTTCTTGAATTTTTGGAATTCGAGTTGATCCTCCTACTAGAACAACATCATGAATTTGTTTTTTTGTCATTCCACTATCGGAAAGAACTTTTTTTACAGGTTCTAAACATTTTTTAAATAAATCGCCACAAATATGTTCTAATTTTGCTCTTGATAAAGTAGACGAAAAATCAATACCTTCATATAATGAATCTATTTCAATTGAAGTTGATGTTCCAGATGATAATGTTCTTTTTGCTTTTTCACAAGCTGTTCGCAATCGTCTTAATGCTCTATCATTTTTTCTAATATTTTTTCCACATTTATGTGAAAATTCTGTTACAAAATGATCGACTAATAAATTATCAAAATCTTCTCCGCCTAAATGCGTATCACCAGATGTTGCTTTAACTTCAAATACACCATCATCTATCGTTAGTATTGAAGTGTCGAATGTTCCCACATTGTTATCACTAGGTTTTTTATCCTAGTTTCCTATATTTTAATATAGGGTCAGACTATATCATAATGAAAAATAAATTTATTTATTGGATAAATTTACAATAAAATTT